CGTATCTGTCTGTAAGTTTGATGCTGTTAAGTTACCTGTAACAGTAAATGGATCGCCTGAAGTACCTACCTGCTGATCCTTTAACTGCGCCATTAATTCACGAATTGCGTTATTGACAAGGCTTGGAGCCATGCCTTCTGCAAGATTAATACCGTCAATATCAGTATTTGAGCTTGCTGTTGCGCTAAATTCGCTGATCTTTGTTTTTGGCATTATCGTCCATCGCTTTCAGAATATAGAGGAACTTGAGGGCTTAATAACCCACGAGTGCCAGTAATCATTGGTACAGGAATCATAGAAGGAGGTTTTGCGCCACCGCTTCTCATTATGTCCCCAAGATTCTCAATAGAATTTCTACGCATTTGTGTAGCAGCAGCACGAGAAGCTAAAGCACCTAACGCTACAGGAACACCAATAGTAGGCTCATAAGCAGCTATACCACCAGTAAATATGCTACTAACTGGGCCTGTAGGTGCAAATCTACCAAAGAACTTAAATAGATTTTGAGCATTACCACCTTTAGATGCGGCAATAATTGCCTTTTGTTCTTCTTGTGTAAACATACGCATCTTTGACTTATTATTAGCAAGATTACGTAATTGTTGAGCCATCGAGTTTTCAGCACCAGATTGCGTAAACTTACTCTTATCTAGTTCAGCCTTAAAAAGCATATCTTCAAATATCTCGCCTTTTTTCATACGAGAATAATCTGTTCTTGCTGCTCTCCATGCGTCTAAACCTTCTTTATTATTTGTTCCAGTAAAGTGACTAGCAGGAGCATTAGATACATAATCATCAAACTTATCTTTAAGATTAGTAGCTAACATTCTTTCAGTACCATCTGCACTATTTTGTGCGCCTTGAATAATCTTACGTAAAGCCTGTAATTCAATAAAGTCTTTAGGTCTGCCATTAGTCAATTCTTTGGCAATTGCCTCTATCTTTGGATATGCTGTAGGCGTATAACCTTCTTTACGCAAGTCAGCAACAATCCCAGACATACTTGTTCTAAATATTCTATTGTCAAACTGAACACCTGATTCACCTGCTTTAGTATATGCAGCATTTGCTTTAGCAGCTAACTGTTCAGCAGTAGGGCCAAACTTAGTTCTAGCTCCTACTCCAAAAGGCGCACCAACTGCCATTCCAGCAGCAGCACCTAATAATGGATTTTTAGTTTCTTCAACAACAAACTGTGCAGCAGCAGCACTAGGAGCAGCAGCAGCTAATTGTCTACCAGGAGCTTGTGATAACTGTGTAGCTACATTTCTACCTAATTCTGTACTTGCTGTTTTAGCCAATTTAGGCAACGTAGCAACTTGAGAAGCAACACCGCCAACAGCACCAGTAGATGTTTGCAGCAATCTTTCTGGTAATGTTTCTGCAACTGGGAATCCAGCCCTTGTCATTAAATTCTCTACAGCAGACATTGGCGATGGTATTTGATAGTTTTTAGGAAGTGCTACGTTAAGACCTTGAGTAGCTAATTCCGATAATGGTAAAGCTAATGAACCAGCTAACGCACCTAATGGATTTCCACCAGTAGCCAAGAATCCTGCTCCAGCACCAGTAGCAACAGGAGCCGCACCACGAGCAGCAACACCTAAAACTTGTTTAACCTGCTCTCCAGTAGTTCTAGGAGTAGCTTGTTTTAAAGCCTCTTGGTAAGCCTGTTCATTGGTTAACTTATTCGTTGACTCAACTTGATAAGTACCATAACCAGGAATAGTTATCTCATAAACTGGCATTTTTAATTCCTAATTTTTCTAACAATAACACCAGAAGGAACCCGTTGAGTTTCACTTGCAGCAGGAGATGTTGGAGTTGAAATAACTACTGAGTTAGGATTAACACCAGCTTCAGCAGCCAAATCTCTAAATTCATTTTGTTTTGGTATAACAACATTCTCAGATGCTTTATATAAAAGTTCAGCAGATTTACGGAAATCTTCACGTTGAGAAGGAGTTAACTTTTCTCCAGTTTTTAATTTTTCGTAATAATTAGTAACTCTTTCAAGAGCAGGAGAAGCAGCCATAGCTAAACCAAGTTCAGACTCACGCACAACAGAACCAGGATCAAGTAACTTCATAAACTTAGTAGCAGCAGCCAAATCATTAGCAGGAGACGGATTCTTTAATGCGCCACTAATCTGATTGTAAGCAACTTTAACTTGGTCAAAATCTTTAACAATTTGATTAGACTGATATTCTTTACGCAGTCCTGATGCACGCTCAAATCTTTGTTGTTTTGTTTCGTAAGTAACTCCAGATTGAGCTTCAGCAAGTCTTAATTTATTTCTAAATACATCTTGACTTAATTCTTCTCGTATCTTTGAGTCTGCCTTTAAAATATCATTTTGTTCAGCAACAACTTGATCAGCAGTTAATACATTTGATGCAGCTCTATCTTGTAATGCTTTAACTCTTGGTAATAATGTTTGATGCACATTCTTTAAACCAACAATAGATGATTCTGCTGCCTGATCTTGTCTTTGCAGATTTCTATAATATATAGCCTCGTCTTTTGCTTTTGTAGCTAAATCAGCACTTTCTTTAGTACCCATGTCATTGTAAAACTGAAATGCTCTCTCAGCTTGTTCTATTTTTTGAGAATAGTCTGGTTTAGCTATAACTGGTACTGGCTCCAATGTTTTTTCTACAGCTTTTTGTGGAACAATAGCATTTTGTGGTGCTTCACCCATATCACCATATAAAGGGATATTTTGAACTTGAGGAGCAGCTACTTGTTGTTGCGGTTGCTGTTGTGGTTGTTGCTGAGGTTGTGTAGGAACACCTCTAGCACGAGCAGCCAAATCAGCAGCATACTGAGTCTTAGCGTATTCTTCTGGATTCAATATAGCGTAATCAGATTGCGTTAATGGCTCACCCATCTGCATTTTTCTGATTACAAGATTTTTAGCTTGTTGTTGTTGAGCCTGAATAGCTGCTTGTTGTCTTTGTAACTGTAATTGCTGTAATTGCTGCTGAGTCTGGAAGTTTTGTAAACCTTGTTGATAAGTGCCACCAGCACTCTCAAATCCACCAGCTACTGAACCTAAAATGTTTTGCAATGCTGAACGTGGAGGGCCATACGAACTCATGCCTTTAGCCAATGCAAGACCAGCACCTAGCAAGCCCTGTATTTGAGCTTTCTTTTGTAGCGCAGCAGTTTCTTCCTCACCCAATAATCCTTGATAGAATTTAGGAGCTGTACCGAACGGAGTTAAATCTTGTATTGCCATATATCACCCTAATAGTGAAATCGGTTGACCGCTAATAACAGTTTGTTGGTAAGGATTCATAAATGCCATTGGATCGTAAGGAGCTAATTTACCTCTGCTCTGGACAGGAACAATTGGAGCAGGATTAATCTGATCTGGAGTAAGAACATCTTTAGCTGTAGAAAAACCCATTTGCGTTAGCATTGGATTCTCTCTAGCAAACCCTTTAAATGAATCAAAGAATGACGGTTGAGCAGCTTGACCAACAGACTGACCTATTGAGGCGTTTATTGGGAAACCACTTGCTCCTGTTGACATTGCGGTAGTTAATGGATTAGCTCCAGCAAATACAGCAGGAGAACTACTAATTAAGCCAGGTATTGCTGAAGGAGCAGCAGTCATAGCAGTTTGCCCAAGTAATGAAGGAGCTGCTTGAGAAACAATACCAGGAAGAACAGAACTAGCAACAGCAGGAACAGCAGTAGCAGCAAGAGGAACAGCAGTAGCAGCAAGAGGAACCGCAGCGGCAGTTCCAGCGGCAATAGCAGGAGCCGCAGCAGCAGCAGCAGTACCTAATGTACCAGCACCAGCAGCCACTGCATTCGCTACTAAGGCAGCACTAACTGGATCGTTGTATAAGCGAATACCATCTGCGCTGTATCCGTTAAATTTATTTGGGATTCTCATTTGTAGTTACTCCTGTCGCATCTTAACTTAATAGTACCGTTTTCTTCGCCAATTCTAGTAAATCCAAGTCTTTTACAGAATCTCAAACCAACTTCATTTTCTTCCATTACTGACGTTGTAACATGTCCGTATTTATTAATTGTTTCGTTTAATATACTTTTTATATATGGAAGAATAGTGCTTTTAGGCTTAACTCCATATCCAACATGTATCTCATTATCTTTTATTAAAACTCCACCTATAACTATATTATTCTCTACTAACGGCAATACATCCCAATCTTTTACAGCATTTTCATAAACATCAAACTCAAAATTAACTCTGTGCTTTATTGATTCATAAACCATAAGCAAAGCGTCTTTTTTAAGTTTCTCCATACATATTACTTACCGCCTGACTGCGTAGTCGTACTAGTTCCACCGCCAGGCGCACTAGTAAATAGATTCGTGAATTGTTGCAGCTTGCGCTCTGGAGCAGTCTGTTCGTAGTTGTAACGGTTGATAGCGTCTTGCAGAGCTTTCTGTTGGTATTGTTCTTGCCCTTGACCTGCTGTTATTAGTTTTTGAATATCTTGGTAATCAGATTGAGCATAAGCAGGGGCATTACCCACAGCAGTCATTTGTCTGCCACGTTCAGCTTCAGCGGAACCATAAGCTAATTGACCTGCTTGTTCCGCTAGGTTACGACCAAATATGTCCTGAGCTTGACCTACCTGTTGACCCATTGCATTAGATCCATAACGACCCTTAGATGCAGCGTTAGATTGAATACCTTGTACGCCACGAGTATAAGCCTCAGTAGCTTGACGATTAACGCCTGACAATGCACCCTCTAAGAATGGATTAACACCTCGTCCTTGAACAGTAGCTAAGTATTCTTGATTAGCTGCTGCCTGAATAGGAGATCCTGACATAGCTCTAGTTTGAGCAGCTTGCAATGCTGTCTGAGTAGCTTGGCTAGGGCCTACGTAAGTCTGCCCAGGAAAGAATTGCGCCCCAGGAGCCTCATATTGCTTCTTTGCTTCCTCAAGACCATACGTTACATACGGCTTTAGACTTTCGTCAATGCCGCTGGTCGTAGTGCTACCTCCACCGCCTCCACCCATATTACACCTCGCAAATCCATTGTTTAGGCTTAAAGCCGAGCTTTTCTGCCTTACGCTGCCAACCTTTACGATGGCTAGAGAATGTTATAAATTTGGCATTAGCTTGACTTGCTACGCCTTTTATGTATTTTAACGCATCTTGTACTATTTGATAATCATTTTCTAACGTCCATCCTGCCCATACATGCAAATGTAATCCTTGAGGCTGCAATATAAAGAATCCTGCGAACCTCTGATTCTTTAAAGCTACCCATAGTAGCGATCTATTAGACATCAAATCTACATAGACATCTTCTACTATCCAATCCTCTGGACTACGACTTTTAATTTGTTCTAGTGGAGCCTTAATTGATGACCACCACTTCCGAATATCTGCTACTGGAATATGTCGAAATTCCATTAACCCACCACTATGTAGCCGTATGTCTTATCTGCTGTGTTATTAGACCAATGCGTCAAAGTAGCACTCCCTTGAGTTTGTGAAGAAACGTATATGTTACTTGTAGCTGATGGAGCTATATATTGCATTGTCGCTATAACGCTAGGTACGGATGGTCTTGTAGGACTTGTGCTAGTTCCATAATGCTCAATAGATACGCCAGTATTAGAAACACGCCACATTATCTCAACATAATCATTGGCTTGCAATTCTAAAAAGAAATTAATTGCTGCAATCATGTGGCTAGGATCGCCAGCACTTTTACGAGTCGTTAATCCAAAGCGACTATTTGACCCAGCTATATCTGTCCCATTTTTTCTAAACCATACATCTACTTCTTCAGAATCGTTATGTGAATTCTTAAACTGAATAGAAAACTGAATGTTGTAAATACCGTAATTTCTGACGTTTAGCCTTGAGCTATTCGATAGATATACTCCGTTAGAGTAATCTGTTGTATTTAACGTTATTGCGTAAGCTGTAGTCGTATTAGCAGCAGTCTGATCTGTAGTATCCTGAAACGCACCATAAGGCGCAGAATCAGCCTCAGCAGCATTGCTTATAGGAACCAAGAATATCAAACTCTCTTTGCCTATACGGCTGTCGTATATAGTCGTTGTAGTCGCATTGCCTGTGGCTAAAGTAACCGTACCAGTATTATTCGTCTTACCATCCATAACGCCACGAACGACCTCAGCAACCTGTCGCTGATCTCCACCAAAAGGCGGCAACGTCTGAAACTGTACTGTTCTCGTCATCGAGTACCCTGACCGCTAATATCAATCTCAACCGCTACAGCAGTTTTCCATGTGCCACTAGGGTTAGTTTGAACCCTGTGATACCTACCAGCAGAACGTAGCCCACAGCGACCCTCAGAATCGGCTACAGACGCATCACCGAACGTAATGGCATCATTTAATAGCTCACGACTTGCGACCGCTACAGAGCCGCTACCAGCGTCCACAATCGGTCTAGCCAAAGTAATAACAGAATGACCTACATCTATATCACCTGACGTTAAAGCAGCCTGTTTGTATTGACCGCTAAAGGTAACGATATTAGGGCCTCTCGTTGCAGACAATAGCAATAGCCCACCAACCCACTGACGATCATCCAAAGATATGCCTAGCGAGTCTATGCTTGCGCTAAATGCGTCCAAACCTTCTAGCGTTACAGATGGCGTTAGCGCAAACGATACGCTGTCAGCAGTAGTCTCTGCATACGACCATTTGTTTAGCGCAATGTTGTAAATCAGTAGTAAATTGTCACCGTTCTGTGCAGGGAATAACCAAACTATCAGTCTTTTCTCTGTATCTACAGCAGATGACATACCTAACTTAACGGCTGTCAAGTTTGCGTTATCAAAGAACCAACGATCAATCTTTTCTGTACCGATTCCTTTAGTTGTTTGACCATCACACACGTAAAAACCATCGTCTGCTAAGAAATATGTTAATCCTGCAAAGTTTATGATTGATCCGGCAGAGATACAGCCTAAAGTACGGTTAATAGCGTCAAACTGGAAGAAATAAGGACTACCTGCATAAGACATACGGTAGATAGCACGTTCTAAGAACACGATACCGAACTCACCACCCGCTAAACCAGTGATGTCACCACCGTCAGGCATAACCTGAGAGTCAGATTGACTAGCAAGACCAGGAGTCCAATCTGTTTCATCGTTAATATCCGACCAGTAAACTTTGTTTTCTTCGCCAGCTACGTTAGCAGCGACTACAAAGTCTTTAACTACGGTTACATACTTAGCTTCAGGAGCAGCAGCAGCCAAATCACCAGCATAAGTCGATGAATTTAACGTGTATGACTGCAATTTATCTGTACCGTTAGCCATAATCATCTTTGTACCGTACTGCGTAACATCCCAATACTCAATAGCACTGTATCCGGCAGTAGTTAATGGAGACATCGCACGAGTACCAGCAGTAAACTTGTACAGGTTACTAGCTGAAGCACCAAATAATGATACCGTTCCTGCGTATTTACCCGCAAAACAAGTCAGTAAATTAGCGTTAGCATCGTCAGAATACTCAACTTCATCAAGAATCGGAGCATATCCGTTAGTAACTGGATAACAGTTAACTGCGCCAGTTAAAGCACCTGTAACGCCAGGTTGATCTGGTAGCCATTCACCGAATATTATGCGTTGTTTAGCCATCTTTATTGCCTTGTCCAAGTATCAGATTGTGTTGCTACTACTGTCCATGTGTTACCGCCTTCAGGAACAATAGTCCAAGTATTCGTTTGCTCTACTACGTTATCCCACTCGTCTCCAATTACCTGACCCTCTGCGCTTACGTCTGCATTTGCTTCTATACGTGCTATGGCGTTCCATACAGCTATTGCTAAACATGAAACCTCTACCAAAGCATCTACTGAGGCAGTGCCACTGTAATCAACTTCGCTACTTGATGTTACCGTAGCTGTCCCATCAATAGCAGCAGTACCTACCTGAATTCTGATACCGTCAGCCGTAACCGTAGCAGTACCGTCAATAGCACCAGTAAAGAATAATGTTCTAGTAGCCTCTGCCGTAACCGTTGCCGTACCATCTACAGCAGCAGTAGCATTGATAACTAGACCACCATTAGCCGTTACAGTAGCAGTACCAATTATTGAGCCACTAGCACTATAAATAATGCCGCCAGCCGCAGTTACCACCGCAGTTGCATCTATAGAGCCTGTAGCAGTCTGAATCCTGATGCCAACAGCAGAAACCGTAGCTGATCCGTTAATACTTCCTGCACCACTATATATAGCAAAAGCGTTTGCTGTTACTGTGGCAAAAGCATCTACACTAGCAGTGGCTAATACGACATTACCAGAAGCAGCTAATGACGAATACGGTGCTTGCGAATATGCCGATAAACCAAACATCTAAAGAACCACCCATCTGGAACCATCAGGTACAGTTATGCTAATACCGTTATTAATCGTAATAGGGCCAGAACTCATAGCTGAATATCCGCTAGGAATAGAAAAACTTGTAGCTACAGTTTGCTTGTTGATTACGATACCGTTAGAAGCTCCTAACTGTTCTGCGTAAGCCGTATTATCAGAATCTTCATGAACAGATTTGCCAGCAGGATATGTAGCAAATACGTCCTTGCTATTAGCTGCAAACGATATAGGTGAAGTAGTACCAGAACTATTAGCCAATACCGTAGTACGAGCTAATGTAGTACCTGACGATGTGTAAGTACCGATACCTACTTCCCATGTGTTAGCAGTGCTATCAACAATAGAATAGTAGGTAGTGTTAC